GCATCGTCTACCGATAGGACCAGTCTGGCCGTAGATGGGGGCCAGGATCATCGCATCCCCAGGCTGCGGGTCGTCTCGAGGGTCGCGGATCTTCCCCGCACGAATCTCCTCCCGCTCCAGGTGGGCCCGCGCCCGGGCGTCACCGGTAGCCGCGGCTCGTTCGAGTTCACGGATCCTCGCGTCACTCACGAGGGGAGATCTCGGAGGACCTGCTCGAGATCGTCGAGTTCCAGCACCGCGGCTTCGTTGGCAGCGAAGCTTGTCATCCGTCTCCGGAGTCGCGTCCTTGCTTGTCTGTCCTCGAAGTTCCCTCGCCTCGAGAGGGACTCATCGAGTCTGGAGGCGATCCTGAACCATCGGGCAGAGAGGTCAGCGGCCTCCTCCGTGGCCAAGAACACCCTTCCTGGGTAGTAGGTACGTAGGTTCTCCACTCGTCCTGACCAATCCTGGAACTGTGCGATGACCTGCCTCCGGAGGTCGACCTCCTCGCGGGCCAGTGGACAGATCGGGCAGTTCTTATCCAGTTCCCGACCGTGGGGGCAGTAGGACTTACCTGGTTGTGGAGATTTGGTCAACGGTTGAGGGTATGACAGGTACTGCGAGGCCTCTACATTCACATCCATGAACGAGAGCTTCTTGTCTACAAGTTTCTTCGCCGAAGTCGTAGATGGAAGGAGATCTTGGGTTGGGGTAGGAGTCGGGACTACCTTCGGTGGCAGTTCTTCCTCGTAGAAGTGGAGCTTCGGATACTTCCGCGGCGCCTCGTCCATGACCTGGTACCTCTCCAACCTCAAGGGGCTTGCTGGTCTTGTTGTAGTGTGGACCAGGTTCACTACAACGAGACCAGACCGATGATAGATCTGTAATCGTCTCTGCACCAGCGGCAGTAGACGCGGGCCTCGATCCAGGTCAGGTCGTAAACGACCTCACGCCTTCGATCGCGCACCCGGTTACGAGGCTACTTCTTGGTGAAGATGTTCCCGAATTTGGACTGTGCGAAGGTTCGCAGGGCTTCGTCCCCCTTGCCCAGCTTCGCCGCCAGCGTGGAGGCGTCGTGCAGGAACGTGTTGCTCGAGGTGTAGATCAACGCGACAGTGGCTAAAGTACCTACCTGTCTGGCTAGGGTGACCTGTGTCTTGGCCAGCGCTCGAACGCTCTTGGAGAAAGTGAGGATCAACGAAATCAGAGCCCCCCAGTCTCCCGGACCCCCTGGATGGCCTCCTCGTCCGTCCCCTGGCTCCTGATGTGACGGAGCAGCTCTCCTAACTTGAGCCTCATCTCCTCGTCGTCTAGACTCATGGCCTCGACGATCAAAGGGAGACCATTCAGCATCGTCTGGGACTGCTCTAGGTAGGAGAAGAGAGTGGCGACCAGGTCTCCTCTGTTCTTTACCGCCTCGATGAGCAGGTCGGCGATGAGAGCTACCTGCTTCTCCTCGTCAGTCATGGGCCGAACAGCTTCCTTCGTAGACGGGCGCAGTAGGACGACCGGCCGTCCTGACCATCGCAGTGGAGGCCACACACGTGATCTGGGTGCTCAGAAGGCAGGTCACGACGGATGTGGGGTCGGGCCTCTCTCCGAGATCGTTCTGCGTGCATCTCTGCCGCGACTTCTGTCTTGGCTCTCTCTACTTCTTCGGGTGTTGGGTGTCTTGATCCCATCTCTACTCCAATGCAAGCCAGATGAGGCTCATCTCATGCAGCTTCTTGCTCCCCTTCTCGGAGACCATCCATGACACCGTCTGCATGTCGTCCCCGACGCGGGGTTCGATGAGCTTCTGATCTCTCAGGTACTGTAGGGCTTCTATTTCCGACGCTCCCGTCACTAATCCGAGTCCCAGGTGCAGACTTAGGAGGACGATGAGTCGACGCGAGAGGCTACCTGCTGGTCCTGCTTGGTGCTCGGCGACCCCGGCTACCTGCTCGAGGAAGTCCGGAGATCCGATTGTGGCTCTGGGGCTACCCGAGACTCCGACTACCGTGTCCACTCTTAGAACCTTCCGCCCTCGTCTCACTTCATCTTCGTGATCCCTCCTCACCGCGCACTCGGTGCAGATGAACCCACTGAGCAGGAGACCTTGACAGTGACATACGTTGCAGATGCCCTCGGTTCCAGATCCTCCCGGCGGATCTCCGAGACGTGTTCGTCTATCCTGCTCTCGATCGATGACGTTGAGCGACCCGCTGCACCTGGAGCAGATCCCCGTGCAACTGAGAGCCGCCCCCTTCCCGCACATGTAGCAGACACCCTCCCTTCCGATCATGTCGTCCTCACCAAGTGTGCGGGGCGTGGAAGTAGATCTTGCTCATCGTGTTCCTCTTCGACACAGTCTAGCTGCCCCGCGAGCCTCTTCTCTGGTGTGGTAGACCTTATCGATGTTGAAGGGGTCTTCCACCTGTACTACTCGAGGGCGATCCAGACCTGACCTGACCACTGCCCACCCTCGGGTCGGGGTCGAAGTCGATGGAGTCTTTACCTTCTTCGGTCGTGGAGGCCGAGGCGTAGAGGACTTCTGGGTAGTTACAGGTCTTGTGGCCAAGACCTTGGCCTGCCCCAAAATCGTCAAGAGGGCGAGCTTGGACGCCGGACTCAGGTTGGACCTGTGGATCTCGCCCCCCAGGTGAACCAGGTCCTTGACGGACAGTTGATCCATCATCGCGACACGTTCCTGTCTTCGGGGGGTGGTATGCGGACGATCGGCCCCCGCCGTTCCGTCTTCACCAGTTGGACGAGTCCGCTCTCTGCTAACGCCGTCACGTAGAACCCTAAGATGTTTACGTCTACCTGGATCTCTCGAGCTAGCCGAGGGACGGTACGAGCCCCGTGCGCTCGTAGCCAGGAGAGGATCTCCTGGCTCGTGAGCCCCTCCACGTCCACGACTCGACTCCCCCGCACTCGGACCTCCTCGATCTCGACCTCCTGAGCCTTGAGTTGATCCACGAGGTTCGTGGCGTATGGCAGCTTCTCCACGTGGTCCGAGCAGAAGGGCTTACCGTTGCGTGTGCTGCGGCGACACCCCTTCTCCTCGCACGCGGTTCGTTCTGTCCGCTGCTCGCCCACAGGGTTCAGCACGCCCGACCTCTGCCACGCTCCTGCCACGCCGCCAAAGCCACTCGAGGGTTATAGGTCAGGAACTCTTTCACGGCCAGCACGTCGTCCCGGGACCTGGACGACCACACCATTACCTTCTCCTTCGAGTAGGTCACGTCGATTGCCCAGAAGGTCCTCTTGGTCACCTCACGGACGGTGACGATCGGGACGTGTCGCTTGGTCTCGCTCACGGTTCGGACCTCAGGAGATCGAGGACGTCCTCGATGTTGGAGTCGACCGTCGCGACCTCTACCTTGTATCGAAGGATCCGTACTCTGAGAGGGGCGATCCCCTCGACCAGATTACGGATCCTCTCGAGGAGGACTTCCTGTGAACTCCTCCGTGTCGTGAGGATGACGTCCCCTGCTTGGTCGGTCTCGTCAGGTCCTAGGTCATCCTCGAGTCGGGACGCCCACCAACCCAAGTTCTGAGCTAGTTCTAGTGCGCACGTGTCGTGTACGAATTCGGGGTTCAGTCGGACCAGGACGTGGCCCTCGAAGTAGAGCGTCATCTAGGTCTCTCTCGAACCAGGCAAGACGTAGAAGACTCGCTCTTCCACGTGGTCCGACTGCATGTTCGTCACCGAGCACGACGTGGTCGTTACCTCGACCCTGGTCTCATCATCTTCCTGGGCCGCTCTGTCTTGAGCCTGCACGACCGTCGTGCTGTCCACCGAGTAGATGATCCTCACCTCGAGCAAGCAAGTGACGAGCAGGTCGTGGGCTCTGAGGGTACACAGTGTTCGCACGATGAGCAGCAGGGCCACGAAGGAGAAGGTCGTGAGGAGGAGGAAGGTGCTGAGGTCCATCGAGGCCAACATGGAAGGCTCCTACTCCAACCGCCACTCGTGGAGGCAGTCGGGCATGGAGCAACGTACCACGTCCCCTTCCCGCCAGTGGTGTACTCCGCACGCTGGGCAGGACACGCAGCCGGGATCGGCCGCCATCGCTGCTCCCCAGTTGACCGATCCATCCGACCTGATGACGCGGTTCGTCATCTCCTTACCGACCTCCCAGTCGAATGGTTCGCCGGAGACGACGGTTAGGTTCCTGATGCCGTTGATGCTCCGGCGGTGGCATCGCGCGCACACGTCCTTGGTCCTGTCCCGGAAGGGGAGGGCCGTGGTCGCGGGTTCTTTGCAGTAGCCACAGGTCTTCCCCGAGTCACTCGTCATCGGTTTCTACCTTCGTGACGAAGAACTCGGGGCACATCTCCACGGTAACGTTCCAGGAGGTCCACTCCCCTGTCATCACGTCCTTGGCCAGGACTTCCATCTCCATCGGGCCTCCCATCTCGTCCCACCGGCACGCGACGAACTCGAGCACGGCGTCCTCCGCGGTGGCTGCGTAGAATGTCTCGGCGTCTTCTCTGAGTTCTAGGTCGCTCTCGTCGCGGTCGGTCAGGCTGTCGACGTGGGTCCCGACGATGCCCATCTTCCAGCGCTTCACGTCGTCGGGCCCACCATCATCGGAGGAGGCGTCGGGATGTCCACCCCGACTGGTCGCCACAGGTGCAGGACGTGAGGGTGGTGGTTCACGTACTCGGACTTCTTGGGGTGGAACTGGACGACCACGTCTTCGTCGCTCCAGAAGGCTTGCTTGACTTGGGACATCTCCTCCCAGGTAGGCATCGCCGTCTTCTTGCCTCGCAGGACCGAGACGGATACGTGCTCCCAACCGAAGCCCTCGGCTGCGATGCAGCGTAGGGCTCGGCCCGGAACACAGGACGTGAAGCCGAAGCATCCGCAGTTGGTGCCGATGACGGCGACGTCCATCGCTGGTCCGTAGGGACCTGAGACTCGATTTTCCTCTGGGACCTTGAACACGTCGTCTCCTCCGCTCGAAGCATGATGCTCCTCGAGCCCTCTCAGGTCAACCTGATCCGGCTCGGAACTTGATCCGAACTGGCTCGAAGGGGTAGAGTCCGGCCGGAGGTGCTCGATGCCTGGCCATCGGTGGCGAAGACGTGGGGGGCGCCTCCTCTGTCTGAGCTGCGGTGCGGCGGGCCAGGTCGACACGACCTGGGCTACCCTCGTGGGGGACTGCCCGGAGGGGGATGGGGCGGATCCACCCATCCTCGTGCCCGGCCTCCTGGTCTCGTCCGCGGTCATCTCTCCACAGGTCAGGGTCGTGAAGGGCGACGTGGCGGCCGTCGACGACGCCCTCACTCGGATGCGGGGTCTCCTTATCAGGTCTGTAGGGAGCCTCGCCGTCGAGAGGGGGGCCTCCTCCTGGGTCGTAGCCACCATCGACCACAGAGGACGCCTGATCTTGCCTTGACGGGTCTGGTTGATGTGACACCCTCTGCGTGCGATCCTCCTGTCCCGGAGGGTGTGTGATCGAACCTGGTCCAGGGGACGTCGGCCGTCGTGTCGTGTACGTGGATGGTGTCGGGAACCGGGAGTGGGGTGTCATCACATCCATCTCTCCATCTTCGCAGCTCGTCTTCGTGCGCTTCGAAGGTGCCCACCCTGAATCCTCTGGGGTAGCGACTCCCAAGGACTCCGTCTTTTGGGATTCGGCTCTTCCGGACGACCACCTTCGTATCTCCACGCTGGAAACCGGTGTCTACTGCGGAGATGCTCTGGACCTCATTCGATTGCTCCCCGATGAGTCGGTTGACCTGCTGCTGACGGATCCCCCCTACAACGTCACCAGGAAGAACAACTTCCACACCATCGGGCGGGCGGGGATCGAGTTCTCCTGGGACGGCGGGTTCGACCAGGAGAGATGGCTGAGGCTCGTCGTGCCCAAGCTCAAGAGGGGAGCCAACATCGCCATCTTCAACGACTGGAAGAACCTCGGCTCCATCGCTCGAGTTCTGGATAGCCTCGGGTGTGAACCCAAGCGCCGGTTCCACTACGAAAAACAGAACCCCTTCCCGCGCAACATCGAGCGATCTTCCGTGCAGCGCTGCGAGGATGGCGTCTGGGCGGTGAAGAAGGGTGCTCCTTGGGTCTTCAACAAGAGCAAGGACAAGCCCTACGAGGACCTCATCTTCTCTTACCCTGTCCCCCAGGTCCCGAAGGGGACTCGTCGACATCAGGCCATGAAGCCTCGGGCCATGTTCGAGGAGATGCTACGAATCTGGAGCGACCCGGGTGCGGTCGTGCTGGATCCCTTTTCGGGTTCGGGGCCAGTCTTCGCGGCGTGCGGGGTGTTGGGTAGACGATGCGTAGCCTTCGAGCTGGATCCCGAGTGGGTCGAGATCTCGCGGCGGAACATCACCGGGTGATCTACGGTCCGCCCTTGGCCAAGGTCTTGTTGGTGGGGGAGGCCCCCAGCAGGGAACTCCACACATCTCAGCAGCTACACCTGAGCCTGATGAGTCCCGCCCTGGCCGACCTAGCTGGTGTCGGCTTCCCCGGCGAGTGGGCGCGACTCTTCCGTCGCACGAACCTGCTGGAGTCGTGGCCAGGCAGGGCTCCTTCGGGGAGAGGTGACCTGTTCGACGCGCGAGCAGCCGCGGAGAGTGCTGGAAGGCTGATCGACAGGGGTCTACAGTTGAAGGTAGACCTCGTGGTCCTGCTGGGCAGACGAGTGGAGCGAGCCTTCGGGCGACCTCGGGTGCTTTGGTTCGCGGAGATCCCTGCTCTCCCTTGGAGGACTCGTGTGGCCCCCCATCCTTCGAGGATCAGCAGGTGGTGGAACGACGAGGAGAACAGGTCCAGGGCGCGATCCTTCTGGTCGGACGTGGCTGCCGTGGCTAGAGGGGGGCAGGTGGTGTGAGGCGCTACCGAGATGATCTGGACTTGGTCAACATCGAGGCGATGTTGGCCGAAGCTCTGGTAAAGGCGGGTGGGGTGGAGTCCCTGGCCAAGGTCATCGACCTCGACAAGCGCTGTATCTTCAGATGGAAGAAGAGAGAGTTCATTCGTCACGACGAGACGACGCTGTACAAGTTCTTCCTCCGACTCTACGTCTACCTACAAGGTGATGATCTCGAGGCTCGAGAGGAGAGGGTAGCTCGCTTCGAGTCGAACGTGGCGAAGGGGCTCTCGCCGTGGGGTCACAAGCGCGAGCGGGGGAGGTCGGCGTGAGGTTCGCGTGCGACGGTGATGACCTGTGGGCCGCGGTCTCCACGGCGGCCCAGGTGTCCCCCAAGTCCGACCCGCGGCAGTCCTTGACGGACGTCTGGATCTCCGTGCGCGGGGAGGAGGCATCCGTCCTCGGGTCTTCGGGGTCCACGTCCATCAGGACTACCTGTCCCGTGACGGACGTAGAAGCAGGGGGGGTCGGTCTCCCAGCCGCGAAGTTCACGCAGATGTGTCGTGGTTTCCGCGGTCTCTTGACCCTACGACTGACCCCCAAGGACGTCCTGGTCTTGGAGTCCGTCGGAGGTGGGAGCACGGCCAAGATCCCGGGCATCAGGTCTGGAGACAACCCTCCGGAGTTCGGTCTCCCGCTGGGCTACGTCCTCCCGAAGTTCGCCGAGACTCCGGCCAGCTCTCTTCGGGGTGCCTTGTCCTGCGTCGCCTTCGCCTCCTCGGCAGAGGGACACAGGAGGTTCTCCCTTCAGGGGGTCCTGTTCCACGTCGTGGACGGCAAGCTCCGTCTGGTGGCGACCGACGGCAAGTGTCTGGCCTTGTCCCGGGTAGAACCCTGCGAGGCCCTGCCTGTCAGGGTCTTGGTCCCCTCCTCCACGGTGGGCTTCCTAGACAAGGTGTTGAAGGGTCACGACGGCCCCGTGCAGTTAGGGGCCGACGAGACATCCTTCTCCGTGGCTCTTCCGGGGGTGACCATGCGGTCCTCCATCACCACGGAGAACTTCCCTCCCTACGAGGCCCACGTCTCGAGGAACCTGATCCAGGATGTCCGGTGCGACACCCGGGAGTTGGTGGCCGCGCTGAAGCGTCTCGACTCGGTCATCGGAGACGAGGACGACTGCGCACTCCTGGAACTCCGACCTGGTTGGGTGTGCGTCTCCTGGAAGGGTCGAGCAGGGGAGGGCATCGAGTTCATCCACGCCGAGCACGATGTGAGCCGTCTGGTCGGGATCTCTGCTAGGCGACTGGCATCGGGTCTCTCGGTGTTCTCTGGGTCCGAGATGCGGATGGGCTTCGTGGACGACGCAGGTCCGCTGTTCATCGAGGACGCCGAGCGGCGGCGTCTGTGCGTCGTCATGCCCAAGGCTCTCGACCTCGTCGTGGCCGAGTCGGATCGAGTACCTCCGCAATCGGTTGCGAGCGTGCCGGGTGAGTAGACCCCAGGTCTTCAACATGGACTTATAAGGGATGTGAGAGCAGAGCACATCCCCGATGACTCGATACCTAGAAGGATTTGGAAGTTGATCCCACTGACCTTTGCCCTAACCGGTCTTCGTGAGTTGACTTCCCTCCGCAGTGATACTGAGGTGCTCGTCGGTGGGCGGCACCTGGTCGTGCCGACGTTCACGAACGAGTTCTGGACCGCGCGTCAGCGGGCGGCCCAACGGCTGCACGAGGTGTCGTACCGCGCCTGCTTCAAGCCCCAGCTCCCGCGCTTCTTCATTGAGCACCTGACGGGGCCGGGCGACCTCGTCCTCGATCCCTTCATGGGCCGGGGGACGACGCCACTCGAGGCCGCCCTGTGCAGGCGGGTGCCAGCCGGGTGCGACGTCAACCCGCTCTCGGTCGTCCTGACGCGACCCCGGCTCGAGCCACCGACCGTGGGCGACGTGGTGACGCGATTGGCGGCGATCCCCGGCCTCGGCGGGTCCGACCCCGCCCCCGACGTCGGGTGCGGTGCGACGTCGGCCGTCCCTGAGGAGGACCTGCTCGTCTTCTTCCACCCGGAGACGCTGGCCCGCCTGTGCGTGCTCCGGGCCTACCTGCTGGCGCGCGAGGCGGTGGGCGCGCTCGACGGGGTCGACCGCTGGATCCGCATGGTGGCCGTGAACCGGCTGACCGGCCACTCACCTGGGTTCTTCAGTGTCTACACGCTCCCGCCGAACCAGGCCGTGTCGGCGACCTCGCAGCGGCGGATCAACGCCCGCCTGGGGCAGGCGCCCGCGCCACGGGACGTGGCGCGGCTCATCGTGACCAAGACCCGCTCGCTCCTCTCGCAGGTCGACGACGCGGTCCGGCGCGCGCTCGAGCGGGCGGCCCGGTGGGCGGTCCTCATGACCGGCCCCTCGGCCGCCCTGCCCGCGCTCGAGGACGGCGCCGTCGCCCTGTGCGTCACCTCGCCGCCGTTCCTCGACGTCGTGGACTACGCCACCGACAACTGGCTGCGCTGCTGGTTCTGCGGCGTCGACCCGGCCGGGATCGAGCTCACGGTCCTGTCGAACCTGGAGGCGTGGCAGGCGGCCATGACCCGCGTCCTCTGCGAGGTCGCGCGGGTCCTGCGCCCGGGTGGCCACGTCGCCTTCGAGGTGGGCGAGGTGCGCGGCGGCCGGGTCCGGCTCGAGGAGACCGTCGTGCCCTGCGGGGTCGCGGCGGGGCTCGAGCCGGTCCTGGTCCTCATCAACACCCAGGCGTTTACCAAGACCGCCAACTGTTGGGGCGTGACCAACGGAAAGAAGGGAACGAACTCGAACCGAGTTGTGATCTTTACTAAACCCGGGTAGATCGTAGATCGTGTGACAGCCGTCCGGGCTGCACACCAGGAGAGTGTGCCTTAGTGGCTTACGAGTTGACCCCCGTCGAATGGAAGGTGCTGGAGGCAGGTTCTCAGGAGGAGGTGACTCTCCTCCTGAACTCCTACGCGACCATCAACCGCTCCGGGGGACCGGACGACGAGTTCCAGTCTAGACCCGACGTCGGTTGGCAGATCTTCAGCATCACCCCCCTCGCGGTCGGAGGAGGGATCCGCTACTCGGTCGTGCTGGCCCGAGAGATCCATTCGAAGGAGGAGTAGCCGGATGTCCCTAGTCTCTTTCGCCTAAGAATCTGGTAGCCTCGTGGGTCGAGGGTTCTCTCCCCGCGAGGTCGACCGTGGACACCGAGACGATCATCAAGCACTTCCAGGCCGGGACTCCGGACAACATCTCCCTCGATCGACGTCCTGGGTGGCGCCCGGCCAAGATCCCTTGTGGGGAGTGCCTCGAGACCATCCTTCGACAGGTGAAGGCCCCTCTAGACGGCCAAGTCACCTCCTGCGTGGGTTGTGACAACACGCTCGTGGCTGTCGGTCGGGCCGAGGCAGTACCAGTCAGTCGCTGGGCCCTGGCTCGGTGTGACGAGGTCGTGAAGCGCGACCCTACAGCCGTCCTGGCGCGCTCGTCTCGAGGGGACTCCGTCGACCTGTCCCTCGTGTTCACGAGTGGGCGTTCGGGGGCGCACTACTCGTGGTCCGGTGCCGTGAAGCGGCTGGCCTCGAACCCCCTGCTCGTCCGTCTGGATGAGCGGGCCATCCTCGTCTACGACGAGGCGGTCTCGTCCTAGGAGAACCTCCCATGAGCAGCTCGTTCGTCCGTCGTGCCGACAAGGCCATCGTCTACCCGATGACCCCACCCACCTCCAGCTCTGGTTCCGAGGTGGTCGGGACTGTCGGAGGGGTGGGCCGTCCTCCTCGAGACATGCGGTTCGCGGGGCTGGCCCTCACCCCGAAGGGCCCTGGGGTCGCGGTCATCTCGCGTCACGACCAGGCTCCGCCCTCCTACGTCCCCGGCACCTCGAACCGCCCCGGCCCCTCCGTCCCCCGCACCGTCCTCGCCGTCGGGTCGATCTCGCCTCAGGCTCAGTCGATCATCCCGCGCATCTCGGGGCAAGCCCAAGGCGGCGTGATGACCGGTATCCCCACTCGAGTCACCCCGCCCCGACTTCCGACCGACGTACATGGGGCCACGCGAGGCGGTCGGCCGGCTTAGTCAGCCGGCCTAGTCGGCTGTGGGTCGGTCTGTTCCTCCTGGGAGGCCCTAGAACGTGGTGAGTCGTAGGCAGGTCCTGGCTGGTCGACTGCTGATGGAGCAGTTCGAGACCATCCTGTCGAAGATCGACGGGGAGGACCTGATCTCGAAGACCCACGACGACGGGTCCTCCCAGCAGATCCAGAAGGAGGAGTACTCCTTCGGGGACGTGGTGGAGCCCCCTGCGGACCCCGCTCTGTGGGCGGCACAACTCTCCCGCAACACGCGACTCAACCGAGGCATCAACACCATCGCCCGGAACACCGTAGGGCTGGGGTGGTCGATCGTCCCCGCCGATCCTGACGCGGCCAAGACGCCCAAGGAGAAGAAGGCAGTCGAGGAGGAGATCTCGAGGGTCAAGAACTTCTTCGACAACCTGAACCCGGACCGCCCGTTCGAGTCCCTCGTGGAGTGCGAGACGATCGACGAGGGGGCGACCGGCAACGGTTACCTCGAGTTCACCCGTCTACAGGACGGGTCCCTGCACCAGATGTTTCACATCCCGGCCATCACGATGCGGATCCTGAAGGACAATCGTGGATTCGTGCAGTGTCGGGACTCTCGTCGCAGGTACTTCAAGCACCTCGGGGACGAGCGCGTCATGGACGCGCGTACTGGGAAGTTCGTGAGCGAGGAGGGAACCTCCGAGGAGGGCATCCCCCTCGAGCACCGGGCCTCCGAGGTCCTCCACTTCCCCCTGTACAGCCCGATGTCGGAGATCTACGGCATCCCGAGGTTCGTGCCCGCGGCTGCCGCCATCGCTGGCAACCACCACGCCGCCATCCGGAACGTGTCCCTGCTGCTCCACGACGCCGTCCCTCGCATGGCTGTCCTGGTCACGGGTGGGACCCTGACCAAGGAGTCGAGGAAGGAACTCCAGGAACTCTTCCAGGAGGGGCAGGGTCCGGACCAGGGCGGGCGTATCCTCATCCTACAGGTCGAGTCGGAGGGGGTGGGGACCGACGAGAAGTCGAACGTCAAGCTCGAGCTTCGCCCCCTCACGGTGGACACGACGGAGGATGCGTCCTTCCTGAACTACCGTCGGGCCAACGAGGAGGAGATCAGAGAGGTTCTGGGCCTCAGCGAGGTCTACTTCCGCTCCGGCAAGCTCACGAAGGCGTCCGCGGTGGTGGCCAAGGCGACGACCGACGAGCAGGAGTTCGAGCCTGCCCGGCTCCTCAAGGAGCACGTCATCAACCGCCGGATCGTGCGAGGGGCTCTCGGAGCTACGAAGGTAGTCTTCCGCTTCAAGAGACCGAGCGCCATCGACCCGATGGAGCAGGCCCAGGTGGACGAACTCCTCGCGGGGGAAGGCAACGTTGCGGCGCTAACTCCCAACGAGGTCCGAGCCCAGCGGGGCCTGAAGCCCTTCCCCCCCGCCGAGAAGTGGGCCGACCTCCCCATCTCCGTGGCTCTCCTCGCCCTCCGAGGAGAGATCACGCAAGGATCCTCGTTCGCTTCCTCGACCCCCAAGCCGTCATCTCGGACTACTGCACCTGGGGATGGTGATGGGACACGAGATGGTGTAACGCTTGACGATGTAGGGGCTAGTGTGCGAAGGTTGCCTTATCTGCTCCGCGACGGTCGCGGTGGGGAGGTCTCCTAGGATGACGACGGGAACTGCCGAGGCCCCGGACCACCTCGCCGCCTTCGACATCTCCCTCGAGACGGCCTACAAGGATGCCTCCGGCGCCATGTACGTCGTAGGCATCGCGTCGGATTCCACGGAGGATCGGGTCAAGGAGCGGATGTCGGAGGAGGCCATCCAGTCGATGGCCGAGCAGTGGACCGAGAACGAGATCGACTTCCTCGACCACCACGAAGCTACCTACGGGATCGGCAAGTCGCACCGCGGTGAGGTCCGCTACACGGAGAAGGACGGCAAGCGCATCGCGCAGCTAGTTCTCACGACCAAGCTCGACCCTCGCTACCCTCAGGCGCACGACCTCTTCCGAGATGTCCAGAGCGGTACCTGTCAGAAGCAGCTCTCCGTGGGTGTCTTGATCTCGAAGCGCGACCCTGACGCGGTGATGTTCGAGAAGTCCCAAGCTGGACACGTGGTCCGTGTGCTGCGGAAGGTCAGGCTCGACCACGTGGCCTCCACTCGGGCCAACAGGGCGGCCGTCCCCGGGACACACTTCGTGGAGGCCCTGACCAAGGCCGTCTCCTCGGCGTTCCCTGCTCCTCTGGTGGAGGGGCAGGTAGAGGTGCCGATGCAGATCAAGACGGAGATGGTCGAGACCAAGAAGAGCGTGGTCCCCCACAAGACCTACGATGTGGTCGAGGAGGCGTGGGATTGGAGCACGTCCACATCGGATGCCGTGCTCGGTGACCCCGCTGACTGGGGGCGCTACAAGGCTGCCCACACCCACTACGACTCCGCTCAGGGAGAAGTACCGACCACTAAGGACGCCTACAAGCTCCCCCACCATCGGCTCCGCGATGGTAGCCTGGTGACTGTGAACAGGGGAGTCTACGCGGCGATGGCCGCACTCCTGGGCGCACGAGGTGGTGTAGACATCCCAGATGGTGACCGGAAGGGGGTCTACGACCACCTCGCGGCGCACTACCGAGACATGAAGTCGGATCCCCCCGAGTTCAAGACACACACCCCCGAGGAGTTCGTGGCTCATCACAGCTCGAAGGGGATCGAGGTCGCCGACCTGGTAGGCGACGTAGCTGGAGGCTCCCCCGTGGCTGACCTGCTGAAGAACACCCCCGCCGTCGAGGGCGCTCCCAACGCGAACTCCGAGGTCCCGCCTGTCGGGACGCAGGTGGCCCCGTCGGTCGCCGACGGGGTCGCATCTCTGCTGGGCGTACCCCCGGTGGCTGCGCCCTCTCCGACATCTGGTCTCGAGGCTCTGAAGGCCATCGGGGCGATGTTCGCGGCGCCCGGCGAGGACGAGATCACGTCCAAGGTCGCGACGGCGGAGAAGGCCGTGGCTCAGCTCGACGGCGTCGTGCTGAACGACAAGTCCCGCAGCGGTGTCGAGCGGATCGTGACCGCTCTCCAGAAGGTCCTCGGCGAGACCGCCGAAGTGAAGACCTCGGGCAACAACGTCGAGTCCACCTTCAAGGCGACCTTCGACGAGTTCGCCCAGACCCTCTGCTCGGCGATGGCCGAGGGCATGACGGGCTTCGGGAAGGGCGTGAAGGAGATGCTGAAGACCCACGACGCCGCGATGCGCGAGACCGTGGCCACCCTCGACAAGCGCCTCGTCGCGGTCGAGAAGACCGCCGGGGTGAGCCAGCGCATCGTCGATGGTCAGCAGGCTTCGGTCGACAAGACCACCCAGGCCCAGCCGCCGGTCAAGGACAACCCCTTCTCCGGTTTCTTCGGACCCGCGGCGCGGGTTCTCCTCCAGACCCCCACCCGCGGGTAGAGATCACCCCACCATGTTGAACCTCAGCACCCTTCAGGGCCAGGAGCTGCTCCTGGTCAACAAGGCTCTGGAGTCCGGTGACTTCATCGGCAGCCAGGGCCTCCTCACCCGAGACCAGTTCCGCCAGTACCTGCTCCTCGTCAAGCGCCACGCCTCGATCTTCGGGGCCGTGACGACCAAGACGATGACCCAGCGCTCGATGGACTTCCCGAAGCTGCACTTCGGGCGGCCCATCACGAAGGCTGTGGGCGAGAACTCGAACCCGGCGCAGGACAACAAGCCGCTGTCGAACCTCGTCCATCTCGATGCGCAGAAGACCCGGTCGCAGATGGACATCACGACCGAGGTCATGCAGAACAACGTCGAGCAGAGCGACTTCGACATGACCGTGATGCAGGGCGCCACGGCCCGCATCGCACGGGACCTCGCGCTGCTGGCCATGATGGGCGACACGGATCTCGTCCCGGCCGTGAACGACGACCACGGCCAGCTCCTCGTGGCGAACGACGGCTGGTTCAAGCTCGCTCGCGGTGGTACGTTCGGCGATGGCGGTCACGAGCTGGACGTCGGTGGCAACTTCATCGATCCGGGCCTCTTCGCGGCCATGATCGACCGGATGCCTGACCAGTACCGGGGCGACACCGGTCTCCGCTTCATCGTCGGTTCTGGCACCGTCCTCGACTGGCAGACCAACCTGGCTGGTCGTGGCACGCCCCTCGGCGACCGAGCCATCGGCGAGTCGGGCGCCTCGGCCACCCCCTGGGGCATCCCGCTCCTCGTCGACGACACCATCCCGCGGGACCTCCTGCTCCCCATCACGTCGGAGTCGACCGCGGCTTCGCTACAAGGTGTCGTTCACGGTCCGTTCGAGTTCTTCACTGGGCTCAACAACACCCTGACGATCGCCATCAACGGCGGCGCAGCGTTGGTCATCACGCTCAACCTGGAGACGTCCGAGGGGCAGGTCCTCGAGACTCGTCAGGTCGTCAACCAGATCAACGCGGCCTTCCGGGCGACCGTGCCGGCGACGCGGGCCATCGCCTACGACAACGGCGAGGGTCTGGTCACCATCCGGACGATCGACAAGGGCGTCGTGACGGCCATCGCCATCACGGCCACCGGCGTCGCCCCCGACGCCTCGAGCACCCTCGGGTTCGGCGACGGCACTCCCGGTACCGTCTCTGCGGCTGGCGTGGACAGCGGCACGGCTGGCGCGGTTCGCGAGGGGACGTTCATCATCCTCACGAATCCGCGGAACCTCTGGTGGGCCATGCTCGACCAGACCCGCATGTTCGTCCGGTTCAACGAGGAGTACGACCGCGTCGACATGCTGGCCTACCACCAGACCGACGCTGCCATCGAGAACCCCGATGCCCTCGTCCTCGCGACGAACGTCCGCCGCACGTCGCACGTGGCGGGCTCGCTGCCTTAGTAGTCGTGACCTTCCCGGCTCACCCCTGAGCTGACTCGAACCCTGGGAGTCCTGGCATGACCGAGAAGACCTTCTTCAAGCTGAGGCACTCCGCTTCCTATCGGCTCTACCGGGCTCCCGCGGGTCGAGTCCTCGACGTGAAGGCCGGACAGGTCATCACGGCCACCACCCAGGCCGACGCGAGCTGGTACAGGGGGAAGCTCGACGTGCTCATCGAGTGCGATGAGCACGGCACCCCCCTGGACCAGTTCCGAGAGGATGGGAGCTGGAGTCCTACCAAGCCGAAGTCCTACGCGAAGTACAGACCCGCGAAGACTCCGCAGAAGCCTGCTCCCCCGTCTACGGTGCGCGTGGGCTCCCCCGCCTAGCGATGAGCCTGGTCTGATAGGGAGATTCGGTGCCCAGGTCCGTCTACGCCACCATCCAGGACCTCAGACGGACCGGCCTCTCCGATACCTCTCTGTACTCCGACGAGAATCTGACCTACTTCCTCGAGCTGGCCTCCGACATCGTCGAGGCCGTGACGGGTCAGTTCTTCGGTCCACGACGCCTGACGCTGCGCGAGAGTAGCCGAGGATTCCGCTCTGTCGAGGAGCCCCACAAGAACAAGATCATCGAGGTGGAGCGCGTAGCCCACCTGCACAGGGACGGATCGATCACCGCCATCGATCCTCGAGCCTACGCGATCATGGATCGCCGGATCCGCCTGCGCCACTTCGACACCGACCCACAGACCCTCGACCGTGCCTTCCGAGCGCACCTGACTCCGAGATTCTCCCACGACGACGAGAACGTGGAGGTCGTCGGGATCTTCGGGTGGCTAGAACCCAGCGAGAAGTTCGAGACGACCCTCTCCGTCTCACTCCTCCGGGGTGCCGTCCTCCTGGACGTCGAGGCTCCTGGGGACATCGAACAGGACGACCTACTCCTGATCGATGGACGGTTCTGGGTGATCGTGACGGCCGATCCCGTAGAGGCCGTGTCGCCTCCTACCTCGATCAACATCGACCCCTCGCCCAAGTCCGCGGACACCGGTGCCTCGGTCGTGCGCTACGGCAAGGTTCCCCGGCTGGTGCGTGAGGCCGTGGTCAGGACAGCCGTCGCTCGTCGCTTCGCCCCCGGCTCCGAGGAGGAGATCGCTCTGGATCAGGCCCGGAGGATGAAGCGGGAGGAGACCGACAACTACGAGTACGAGCTGTTCGCTGGCCAGGGGAACACGAGATCTGGTTCTGGGACGGGTGACTCGATCGCCGATGGCTACCTGAGTCGGTTCCGAGTCCCCATCCAGGGGGCCTGGGCGTAGCATGTCCTGCAACCGGTTGCGAACGAGGAAGTCGACGTGAGCGAGAGCCACAGTGGGCCCTACGTGCCTCTGGGTCCTGGTGCCTTCGGACACAAGATCCTGCGGACGGCCTTCGTACCTGCTGGCGTCCTCGTGCTGGACACCGAGTTCACGTCCGGGGACCTGACAGGCAACTTCATGGGTCTGTCCCGGCAGGTCTTCAAGACCGTTCTGTACTCCCCCACGGATCCCACCGCCGAGATGGACGTGCGTATCGAGGAGTTCTTCTCCCGCCTCGGAGAGAAGCACGACGGGGACACGGCCCACGGCTTCTGGGTCACCAAGGGTGGACTCGGGACTACTACGGGGGTTTCGGCTCATACCGGCGCAATGGGGTCTGGGGAGATGTTCGAGCACAACTCCGAGGACATCATGCGGCTCGCCCGTCTCGTCGTCACCCCGAGGACGGCCCTGCCGGCGGGGGTTGACGCTGGGATCTGGGTTGAACTTGGTGGCAGGATCGACACCTAGTGGCCAACCAGTCTTCTAGTTTTCCTGGGTTGGGTGCTGGGTCCATCATCGGGACAGCGGTAGACCCTATCGGCCCTAGTGGGGTACTGATCGCACCCAGCGAGATCACCGGGACCTTGTCGGCCTCGCAGCTCCCGCAGGCGACGGAGACGGCCATCGGTGCTGCCGAGATCGCCACGCAGGTCGAGTCCGACGCGGGGGTAGACAACACGCGGATCATCACTCCTGCGAAGCTAGCTACTGCTACCCCTACGATGAACCGTGTCCCTCGAGCCGACGGGTCAGGGAAGCTTGCTTCGGGGTGGGGTGGTGCGGCCAACAGCCTCGCTACGCTCGACGGTGCGACGCGCATCCCCTCCGCGCAGCTCCCACAGGCAACGGAGACCGTTGTCGGAGCAGCGGAAGTTGCTACGCAGGTCGAGGTAGATGCTGGGGTCGACGATCTGAGGATCGTCACTCCCCTGAAGATGGCTTCGACATCTTCGATGGGCACGACGGTCCCGACCGCGGATCGCATCCCGAAGGCCCTCTCTACTGCTCGGCTACGCAGAGGCTGGCTCCCGAGCGGGGAAGCGTTCGTCGACTTCTACGAGATCTCACCGGCGACGGTCATCACCGTCAACGATGTCGGTGGAGTTCGCTTCGTGGATGGTCAGACGCGAAGTGCTCGTGGACAACGCCACATCACGTCCGTGATCGACCTGACCGTGAACCCCGTCCTGTCGGTCTCGATCATCGTTTCCTCGACTGGGTCAGGTAATGGGAACGCGGACTTCACCGTGGAGGCTCGTTACTTCGCTGACGGTGAGCTGACCAGTAAAGCTGCGGATGAGACTCTCCCCCTGGTCGTCGCCATCACCAACACCTTAGGTCGTAGACACGTGGTGACTACACCCCTCGATAGGACGAAGATGGGTAGTGGTCGTCTAGTTCACTTCAAGGTCACCAGGGCGGGTAGTAGTGGGGTAGATACATACGACGGTGACCTCATGTTGACGAGAACCGGACTCATCTCGTTCGGGACGGCCTAAGTGGTAGACCGGGTAAGTAGGATCATCGACTACGGGAACGGGGTCGTAGAGCAGGCGACTGTCGATCTTCCGGCAGATGTCGAGGAGTTGGTCACTCGCGAGGAGCAGAGCGGTGGCAACCTGCGCGAGACCGTCCTCGGTGGTGGCCGAACCTTCTACCAGGGTCTCGTCTACCCTACGGCATTCGAGATCCAGTTCGCGCGCACGCGCGTCTTTGCCGGGACCTACACGAAGGTGCGGACCTTCTTGGTCTCCGGCGGAGCCGGTGGAGACACGATCCGGGTCGGGACCTACTCGAACGTGTCCAACGACCCCAACGCTCGACAGGCACAAGGTTCACGTGTCCTCGTCGTCGAGGACAATGGCGAGATCGTCGACGTGGCCCTCGATGCGCCCCTCGTGGTCGAGACGCCGACCCTGTTCTGGATCTCGTTCTCCTGCACGAGCGCGGCGCCCCGCTTCGTCGGCACGATGGGCGGTCTCAGGGGCAAGTTCCACCCCGTCCGGTTCCAGACCACGGCCGACGGGATCCTGCCGGTCACGGCGACACCGCTCAAGACCGTCGGGGCGATCGTGTTCGCGGCCCTGGTGCCGTAGGAGGTAGTCGTGGGTAGTGCCGCGTTCCAGGCCGAGCCGATCGTTGGCGGTCCCAAGACGGACATGGATGGCGTCGCGCTCACGGCGACCGTCGTCACCGATCCTGCTTTCGCCTCGGCCGACTACGTCATGTCGGAGGCCCTACACATCCAAGGCGTGACGGCCATGTGGGATGGCATGGAGGTAGGCGACTACGCCTGGGTGGCGGCGGTCCACCCGCCGTCCATCGGCACTCTAGGTGCCCAGGCCGACGCCGGGCAGGCGAACGTCACGGTCGGCGCGGGGCTCGGGGTCTACTACGACCCGGTCAACGGGGCGAAGTACCTGGAGGTCTGGACCGCGGCGGGGGAGATCAAGGAGGTCCGCCGGATCCTCTCTCGAGCCGGCGACGTCGTGACTCTGGAGAGCAACCTCGTCGGAACCTACGACGCTACGCACGTCGCGAAGGCCCGCTACGATGGGTTCTCGCCCGTGCGAGGCTCCCACGGGATCGACGGCGGTGCGCGGCTCGTGGGGGCGCACGGACTCGACCACCGCAACGAGTTCGCCATCACGGCCCCGGTCCCGGTCGGGATGATCCTCTCGTTACGGTTCAAGACAGGTTCGGTGGTGGGGACACGCCGTCTGGCTCTGAACTTCTACTTCCGCAAACTCTTCGCCGTGTAAGTGTTGAGTGTTCGCCGAAGCTGCACTCGAGTTGTCGTGGGGGGCCATCGCCGGGATCATCTCAGCCGGCCTCGGTGCTGCCGGCACGGCTCTCAGGGTGGTCTGGTCCTACTTCATCAAGCGCGAGAAGGACAAGACGGATGCTTGGAAGCAGGTCGTCTCCGACAAGGACGACATCATCAAGGCCAAGGACAAGCGGATCGAGGAACTCTCGAAGGAGCTGTCCAGGAAGTCCGACCGGCACGCCGAGACTATCCAGGAGCTGATGACCTTGACCTTGAGCAAGGTCGAGGAGTGGTCCGGAAAGCAGGAGAAACTCCTCGACCGCAGCCTGAACGTGCAGGCCGAATTCAAGAACGCCGTGGAGAGCCTCCAACTTGGGCCATCTGATCCACACGAACCGCGGAGACGAGAGAGATGAGCGCTTTGTCTGATCCCGAACCGACTCCCCAGGTCAAAAAGCGCCCCCGCGACGAGGACACCGCTGTTCTCAGACGACGGCTCAAGGAACTCGACGCGCAGTTGGATGCCAAGGTGCAGCGGGTCGAGGTGGAGGTCGACGCTGCTCAGCGGGCGGTGAACGGCATCAAGCAGGACTGTGAAGTCGGTCGGACCCGCATCGCCGTGAGGACCTACACCGAAGCTGACTTGGACGTGCCCCCTATCCCGATCAAACCGGCGACGGCCCGATGAGCCCTCACCTCGCAACTGGTTGCGAGGTCGGAGTCAGCTCGTCCTCGGTTCGAAGGCCATCGGTCTAGCCTTCCCCGAACGCTGACCGCGCGTAGCATCTAGAACCAAGGGAAGAACTTGCCCCCTAGACCCGTCAGGTGGAACCCGGTCCAGGTCGAGGTGGTGGACCTCGTGACCTCGGGGCCTACCATCGACCCGGTCTTCAGGTCTCCTACCGTGAAGAAGGTTCGACCGACTTCCTACGTGTACTCGGCTCAGGTGAACCTCGGCTCGAAGGACCAGGACAAGAAGGCCCGCACCGAGACCGGAGATCGCCCGCGTACTCGCGGGCACCTCGTCTTCCGCACGAGGGACCTCGCGCCGAACACCACCCTCCCCAAGCCGAAGAAGGGTTGGCAGGTCAAGACCCTCTTCGTGGGGACCGACCAAGAGCAGGCCGTCGACTGGCTCATCGAGGAAGTTCGCATCGAGTCCCCCCTCCGCGGTAGACCACTGCTCGTGTACTGCGAACTGGAGATGGATAGAGACCGAGGTCACTCGTAGTGGCCACCAGGTTGAGGAGAGGTCCCACCATCGGCTTCGCGATGGGTCTGGGCAAGGGCTTCGAGCACCTGGCCGGGCTCGACAGTATCCTCCGTCCTGAGGAGGTCAGGAAGCTTCGCAGGAGGATCAGCATTGAGGCCGCCAAGATCGTCAGGCGCCAGGCCAGGAAGATCTACAGGACAGGTGCCGCCGAGGGCCCAGCGCTCACCGATCTGACTGTTCGTGCCAAGCAGGACCTACCTCGTCCCAGTACGAAGCTGCTCGGTCACGGGTCTGGTCTAACACCCCCACACCTCTGGCAGACCGTGGAGGTCTTCGCGGCCAACGAGAAGCAGGTCGGGAATGCCGAGCGCTGGGTGGAGAACGGACCTGGGTTCGAGGTCCTCATCGGGACGAGCACTAGCGAGAACCCGATCCACGCCGTGAAGGCCGCCGTCCACGAGGATGGGCAGGTCATACCGGTCACCGATGCCATGCGAGCCTTCTTCTTGGCCCGCTTCGGCGTCAGGCTCAGGCCGGAGACGCAGTTCATCATGATCCCGCCTCGGCCTGTCTACCCCAAGGCCCTGGAGGAGTCCGTCCTCGAGATCCAGGCCGCCGCGGACAAGGCCGTCATCGAGACGGCCACCCGAGGCCCTGGTCCTCGAGAGCTGAAGCGCTCGGAACTCATGCGGGTCATCGAGAGGTTGAGGAGCATGTTCTCCGGCGTCGCCGCGAGCGAGGTTCGAGGTATTCGTGGCTAGGCATGAACTCATCGTGGGGGACAAGAGGGATGTCCCCATCTCCCTGGAGGACTCTGAGGAGGAGATCGCCCACGTCGACGGAGTGCTCCGTCTTCGCCGTCTCGACGGGACCGGGACGTGGTCCCCCGTCGGGGCCTTCGGGTCGGGGGAGATCCTCGTCGAGGTCTGGCGCCCGACCGCTCTCCGAGAACTCACCGGGTTCTGGGCCGAGGTCGTCGACGATCGGACCGTGGGTGACCTGGCTCGGTTCCGCCTCTCGGCCGATGGAGGCGCTACCCAGCTCTTCTGGGACGGAGCGACCTGGAGGGCCCCGGCAGACGCGACCGAGTGGAATTTCGAGGAGGACGTGGATGCGGGCATCTCGTCCTTCTCCTTCGTGGACTCGGTCGCCGTGTTCCTGAGGCTCGAGTCTGGGGATGGCTCGGGCACCCCCTCCTTCACGGGGCACTACATCTGGTGGGAATCCGCCTACGATGTGACCGAAGACATCGTCAGGAGCATCCACGGGAAGCTGATGTCGGAGGTGGCCATCAACGCCGAGGAGGTCTTCGAGATCGCGGAGTCCACGGACGAGGTGAACCTGACGGAGGCTGCTTGGGGGGTGGACGACCCGGTCCAGGTCTTCAACACGACAGACGATCCACAGATGACCCAAGATCTGTTCTCGTTGAGGGTAGGTCCACTCATCACCCTAACTTCCCCGCAGCTAGGAGTCTTGACCATCCGCTTCCGTGGTAGGCTGAAGGACGCCCATGTCGCCTCGGACGCCGACTTCGAACTCTCGAGACTACCCGTCGTCGTGATCGCGAACACCGCTCAACCCAGGGTCCACGACTACCTCGCGCCCTTCTTCGAGGAGCCTCTTCGTTCCTTGGGGGTCGGCAGGATCAGGACATTCCCGCCCCGACACATCTACGACTTCATGCTCCGGTGCGTGGCCCAGTACGACCTTCACGCCAAGAAGCTGGCCGACGCGGTGCGCAGGGCCTTCGACGCGAGGCAGTGGGTACGGTCCCTAGCCTTGGACGAGGAGTTCCCTCTGGTCGGGCTGGAGTCGGTGACCGCGGCCAACGCCGTGGAGGATCAGGTGTTCACCAGGACGGTCCACGCTCGCGTGGCGGTCCTCGAGTGGCTACCATCCTACCGAGAGGTCCCCCTGGCCACCGACATCTCACTCAGGCTCCACCCCGTCGGGTCCATCGACGGGGCCCTCGGCGCCTCCCCGGAGTAGTAGCTCATGGCTCACCAGGTGACGAACGTGTCGCCCACCCTGCTCCAGGACAACCTGGACACGGTCGTGGGAGGGAAGCGGGAGACCTTCGTCCTCGGGTCCCGCAGGTCCGTGGTCCTGACCGACACCCAGTGGGGCAGCCGCAACATCCAGCGCCACCTCGCGCACAAGCGTCTACGCTCGAAGCCGGTCTAGTCTAGGACCGCTGGAGAAGCCCAATGGTCGAAACACTTTATCCCGGCGTCTACCCCACCGAGACGGCGCTCCCTCCGTCCGTCGCCGGGGTCAGCACCTCGGTGTTCGGCATCGTGGCGACCACGAAGCGGGGGCCGGTGGACGAGCTTCGTCGGGTCGACTCGTTCCAGAACTACCGGCGCGTCTTCGGCGACCCGCTCACGGACAGCTTCGCGGACGACGCTGCCTTCCAGTACTTCCAGAACGGTGGACGGGACCTGATCATCGGTCGCGTGGTAGGCACCGGTGCCCTGGCTGCGACGGTCGACCTGCCGTCGCTCGGCGGGACAGCCTCGGCCCCAGTCATCGATTCGGGACTGGCCGGTCCCTACGACCTGGAGCCAGCCGACGCCATCTCGATCGAGGTCGACGGGGGCGCCCCGCAGGTCTTCACGTTCCTGGCCACGGCCGCTACTCGAGTCGGAGGTGCCACGGCGCTTCCCCCTGGAGCCGCCTCGACGCTGATCCTCACGATCGACAACGGGACCTCCCAGACGATCATCTTCGCCGGCACGGAGACCACGGCCGCCCTCGTGGCCCAGGCGATCAACGACCAGATCCTCGGTGCCACGGCCCTCGTCATCGGCGGCCTCACGATCAACATCCGGTCGGACAGTCGAGGGACCGGTTCGGAGGTCGACATCACCGGCGGCACGGCCCTCGTCGCGATCGGGCACTCGGTCGGCACCACGACCGGCACCGGCAACGTGGCGAACATCGACTCGGTCACCACGGCCGAGGTCGTGGCCCTCCTCTCGACCCTGGTCGGGGCCGTGGCGAGCAACTTCGGCGGTCTGGTGCGGATCACGCACTCGACGCCTGGGTCGGCCTCGACGCTCGAGGTCATCTCCGCCCCCGCGGCCTTCTCCTTCCCGGCGGGCCTGGTCAGCGGCTCCGACTCGACCCCCGTGTCGATCATCACGCTGGACGCCCGGGACCTGGGAGCGGACGGCAACACCATCCGGGTGACCACCGAGCGGTGGCGGGCCTCCCTCACGGCGACCCTCCTCACCGGGGCTACCGAGGCCGAGCTGTCGACCGTGGCCAAGGCCGAGGTCGGTGACGTGGTGTTCATCGACGATGGCTCCACGAGCGTGATCGTCCACGTCAACGCGGTGGACGTGGCGGCGAAGACGATCGAGTTCGCGGCCATCACGCTCTCCTCGCCCATCGTGATCGGAGCCATCGCGAACACAGCCAGCACGCACCGGGCTCGGACGACCCTCTCGGTCGCCGGCCTCGCGACGGACACGGTCATCACCGTCACGTCCTCGAACAACATCCGGGTCGGGACGGAGCTGTCGATCGACGACGACACGAACGTCCTGTTCCGGGTGGTCACGCTCGTAAACGGCAACGAGCTGACCTTGAACGCGGCCCTCGGGTTCGCCTTCGCGGTCGACACCCCGATCGTGACCCAGGAGTTCGACCTCCTGGTGAACCGTGGAGGCACAACCGAACCCCACAAGTTCCTGTCGACGCAGGACACGAACCTGAAGGACTGGGTCGAGGTTCGGCTCTTCGGGGACGGCAACAGCTCGGACATGATCGAGGCCACCGACCTGAACCCGGTGATCGCGCTCGACATCGAGGACCGCCCCGCCCCGGTGGTGAACCTGCTCTTGGCCGGCGGAGCCGACGGGGCCACCCCGGTCGACGCCGACTACATCGGCACGGCTGAGCCTCCGACCGGTCTGGAACTCTTCCGCAACGTGAACCCCGGCGAGGTGAACCTCATCGCCGTGCCGGGCATCACGTCCCTCTCGGTGCAGCAGGCCATCCTCGACATGGCGGACTCCCGGACCGACATGGTCGGCATCGTGGACCCGCCGCTGGCGATGGACCTCCCCGAGGAGGTCCGCGACTGGCGCATGAACCAGCTAGGTCGCGACACGAGCTACGGGATCCTCTACTACCCGTGGCTCACCGTGCGGGACCGTAGCAGCACCAACGCGGACGCCGAGAAGCAGATCCCGCCCAGCGCCACGATGGCCGGCGTGATCGCCCGGGTGACCGCCGAGTCCGGCGTCCACCAGCCGCCGGCCAACGTGAACCTGCGAGAGGTCATCCAACCCTTCGTGGACATCTCGGACACCCAGCAGGGGACCCTGAACCCCGTCGGCATCAACGTGATCCGCCGCTTCCAGGGTGAGTCCTCACGCATCTGGGGTGCCCGGACCCTCTCCTCGGTACTCGACGGCCGGGAGGACATCCACGTCCGGCGTCTCCTGATCTTCGTCAGGATCTCGCTGGTGCCGGTCATGCGGCGCTTCCTGTTCCAGTTGATCCAGCCGGCGCTCTTCCGCGACGTGCGCAACACGGTGCGGAGCTTCCTGAAGACGGTCTGGTCCAGCGGCGGACTCTTCCCCTCGACGGACTTCGAGTCTTCACAGTTCGTCAAGTGCGACTCGGAGAACAACCCGCCCGAGACCCAGCGCCTCAAGCAGCTCTTCGTGGACGTGGGCATCCGTCCCCCCGCCATGATTGAGGCCATCGTGCTGAATGTCGCCTTGAGCGACGGTGTCACGGTGGTCGAGAGCTAGGCCGGAAGGCAGGAGTAAGACATGGCTTTCCGTGGTGTGAAGGCAGACCCCGTCCGCAACTTCAAGTTCTCGGTCAGCTTCGACATGGCGCCACCGGGGAGTGGCAAGTCTCGTGCTGGTTTCAGCAGCGTCTCCGGGCTCAAGGAGAGCACGGAGGTCGTCGAGTACCGGGAGGGTACCGAGCCGAGCCGGATGCGGAAGCTGTTCGGTCAGACTTCCTTCGACGACGTCACGCTCGTTCGTGGGTTGACCACCGACAGGGAGTTCATCTCCTGGCGCAGGGCGATCGTTGACGTGACGATCCACTCGAACGTGGGTGGGTTCGCCGGAGCAGCACCACCCTTCGGAGAAGGGACGTCGCAGGCGGCCTCCCTGAACAACTTCACCGGCATCGGTGACTTCCTCCGTCGAGACGTGGAGATCCGGCTCTGGGACTACCACAACGAGGGTGGGGACGACGGTCTCTGGGCGTGGACCCTCAACGACGCCTGGCCCAACAGCCTGGAGATCGGTGAGTTCAGCGGCGACGGCAACGACGTAGTTCTCGAGACCGTCGTCCTCTCGCACGAGGGTCTCGAAGTCCGCACCCCACTCTAGTTCTGGTTCGTTCGTGGACACGTAGCCTGAGGTTCGCAGTGCGCGCCTCGGGCGTGACTCGGGACCGGTGGTCCCCTGGGAGTACCATCGTGGAGAAGAACGTCGACCTGCCCTGCGGGCTCGAGTTGCCCGGGGGCAAGCTGGTCCGCAGCGCGGTCATCAGGAAGCTCAAGGGACAGGGCCAGATCGACGCGGCCTCCCTCGCCAGCAAGAAGAACCCGGACAACTCCGAGGTCATGCAGGCCGTCCTCACCCCCAGCGTGGTGAGGATCGGGGACAAGAGCTGCTCGTCCACCATCTTCCAGGACATGCTCATCGCCGACACGGACGCCCTCCTCTTCGAGGTGGTCCGCCTCACGGCCGGTGACCGTGTCACCGTGAAGGACGTGTGCCCCGACTGCCCCAAGGGCGAGGGCGCCACCGAGATCCGCGACTTCGACCTCTCGGCCCTCCAGGTGGATGGCCTCGACGACGCCGAGGGGAAGTGGTGGCTGGACGGCCGCATCCTCACCCCCGAGGACGTGACCAAGCTGGCCCCCGAGGAGCGAGAGAACGTCCGCTGCCGCGTCTTCACCCTGACGAACGAGGAACTCGGGGTACAGAGCGTCTTCCGCTACCCGCGTGGGCGCGACCGCAAGGCCATCGGGAAGATGAGCGGCAACCTCTTCGAGGCGACGTGGAAGCTCATGTCCCTCACGGCCATGCGATGGCACGACCCCGAGCACGACGTGGAGAAGATCCCTCCCGGCGGTCTACACGGTCGCTTTTGGTCCGACGTGGACGCCGACATCCTGAACTGGTTGTACGAGGCGTGGAGCGACGCCCAGCCCGGCGTGGAGTCACGCTTCGACGCGGAGTGCCCGAACGGTCACGAGTTCACCGCCACCGCGAGCGCGATGGATTTTTTGTTCCGCGTGCCGAATCGCAGGCGAAGATCGAAGACGCGCTGAGGTCACGCTGGCTCTTCGTCGTCCGTGTGATGGAGGGTTCGATCACCTGGTCGGAGATGCGTGAAGCCTCCGTGGACGAGATCGACTGGTTGGTACGGAAGGCTGAGGAGATCAACGACCAGCGGTCCGAGGAGATGCGAAAGATGAAGTCGCGATCCTCCGTCCGCGGCAAGCGGCGCTGAGTCGTGGCCCTCGTCACGGCAGGAGTCAGACTCGTCTCCATCGCCGAGACCGGCGGGTTCACGGCGTTCCGTCAGGAACTTCGCCGGATGCGGCTGGAGTTCCTCGGTCTGGAGCAGCTCGGCGCCCTGCTGAACAACCTCGGACGGGGGATGTTGAACTTCGCCGCCATCGGAGCCCGGGCCTTCGCCGGCGTCGCGCAGTCGGCCGCCGCGTTCGACGACCAGATGGGTCAGATCGTCTCGAACCTCGACCGTGGGAGCACCATCTCGATCGACCGCCTCTCCGACTCGTTCTTGAACCTGTCTCAGGGGCTACCTACGACGGCGCAGCAACTGAGCGCGATCGGCGTGGAGGCTGCCCGAGCCGGCGTAAGTTCAGTAGAGGCCCTCGAGCCCCTCGTTAGGACCATCTCACGGCTCACGAGCATCACCGAGGAGTTCTCCGAGTCGGAGGCTACACAAGCCCTCGTCAAGCTGAACGACGTGTTCGGCAAGAACGCGCAAGAAGACGCGGAGGGTTACGCGCGAGCCATCGACAGCGTCGCCGACGCCTTGGCTGCCCTCGACATCGCGGGTGTCGCCACGGCAGCCCAGATCGCGGACGTGGCTCAGCGGTCGGCCGGTGCGGGGCGCCAGATCGGCCTGACTCAAGAACAACTGCTGGCGTTCGCCCAGGCCGGCATCAGGACCGGTGTTTCTGCCGAGACGGTGGGCACGGGCATCAGCAGGTTCTTGACTCGAATCGCGGCCGACACGGACAGGGTTTCCTCGGCTCTCGGGATCAACCGGCAGGAGCTGGAGGCTCTCATCAACGACGGGTCCAAGGGCGTCGAGGTCATCCAGCTCGTTCTTAGCCACATCCAAGACGACGCGAGCGGTGCTGCCCGTTCGACGACGGAAGTCGCCAGGGTGATGCGGGACATGGGTATCCCGGCGAGCCGCCTCAACAACATCGTCTCCGTGCTCTCCCAGAACATGCACCTGTTCGATGACGCCCTCGAGACGGTCAGAACCTCTACTGGAGAGGTAGACCGTCGTTTCGGGATCACGTCGCAGACGATGGGCTCGCGCATTGCGACCCTCAGGGCGAGCATCGAGAACCTCGCCGTGGCCTTCGGCCAGACGCTGAAGCCCGCGGTCGACCTCGTGGTCGAGTCGATGACCACGTTCAACGCCTTCGTCCTCGCCATCCCCACCCCCATCAAGGTCGTCATCGTCTTCACAGGTCTCCTCGGGGTAGCCCTGACGGGTCTCGCTGCCTCCCTCGTGCTCATGGTGGGGGCCATCGCGGCGGCGGCCTTCAGCTTCTCCTTCCTGTTCAAGTCGTTGACCGCGGCCCGCACGACCTTCGCGGAGTTCGGCAACGCCGTGAGGACGGTCTTCAGGATCAGAGCTGGGACTGCTGGGCTGTTCTCCGGCGACCTCGTGGAGATCAACGAGACTTGGGGTAGGTGGCCAGACCGCTTTGCGGACATCGCTCGAGGGGGGGAGTCGTCGTTCAGTCGTCTGGTCGGCGGTCTCTTCGGGGTCAGGAGCGCCACAGCCTCCGTCGCCAGGGAGGGAGATGCGGCCTTCGGGCTCGTCATCCGACGACTCTTCGGGGTCGAGAGCGCCGCGGTGGCCGCTGCCGGAGGCGTGGCTGCTCTGAACGCCCAGGCTCAGTTCATGGCCGGTCCTGGTCCGGGTCTCGTGGCCAGTCAGCTAGCTGCCGAGGAGGTGGCGATCAGGGCCGCTGCACGTGCCCAGCAGCAGGCCATCCAAGACGCTGGAGTGGCTGAGATCGCCACACGAACTGCTTGGCAAGCAGAGGCCGCGGCGGCTGGAGCCGCAAGCGCACAAGCTCGGCGCGAACAGGCACTACAGGAACTCCGAGCCCGGGCAGCAGCCTTCCAGGTGCAGGGTACCGGCGGTCGGCCGGCCGTCAGAGGGCTACCTACCGTTCAAACCGGTAGAGATATCTGGGACTTGGGGGTGATCCCCGAGATCGTCGCTCCTCCAAATACCGGAGCAGCTCGGCTCAGACAGATCAGCATTGCGAACGCGGGTATCGTCGCTTCGGCGGAGAGCGCAGCGGAGCGGATTCGAGCGATCGAGTTCGAGGCCGCTCGCGTCTCGGCTGGGTTCGGGGCGCTGCGAGAAGCTAGTGCTTTGGCGATGGATCAACGTCTAGCGGCGTCTGCGGTTGCTGCCGAAGGCACCATCGCGGCGGCTAGAGTCAGCAGTCAGGCGGTCCTCGCTGCTCAGTCCCGCCGCGCGGCGAATCAGGCGAGAACCGCTGCCGTAGCTCAAGCACTAGCAGCCGAAACTACGGCTTCTTCCTTGGGTGGGGTGTCCGCCGCTGCCGGCCGGGTTCGAGCCGCCTTCGCCAACACCATCACCGGGTTTCGGACCGGGACAATCACCGCGGGCTCGCTCATCACGAGCTTCTTCACCCTACAGGCGAACATCATCAAGACCCTCCTCTCACCGAGGGCCATGCTCTCGGCCCTCTCCGCGGGTCTCGGCTTTCTGAAGGATGGGTTCATCGCCGCCTTCGGGGCGGCCACGGGGCCCATCGGTCTCGCCATCGCGGCCATCGTGACCCTCATCCTGTTCGTCGTGGCCCTGAAGGACGACATCAAGGAACTATTCGGACACGTTCGTGGACTCCTGACTCCCTTCGAGGTGTTCTTCACCAGGGTCCAGGAGCTGATGACCAAGTTCTTCGGGGAGGGTGTGTCTGCCGGCAGCGCCTTCATGTCCTTCGTCAGGACCATCGGCTTCGGGTTTGTGGTCATCCTCAAGCTGGTCGGGTTCTGGATCGACGTGGCCGTGAGCATCCTCACGGCCCTCGCCGAGACCCTCTTCGACTTCCTCGAACCCGCTCTCAGCTCCATCTTCCGCTTCGCGGATGGCATCAAGTTCATCGGCGAGGAGTTGACTCGTGTCGGTCAGCGACTGGGTCTGGTCTCCGAGGAGGGGGGCTTCCTCTCGGGTGTGATCGCCGGGATCGGCGCGGTGGCAAAGGTTGTCTTCCGTGTGATCTTCTTCCTCCTCACACCTCTTATCTGGGTGTTCAACTTCCTTCTCGCGGTCGTCGCCGGCGTCATCGAGGGGGTGCTCCGAGCCCTGGAACCGGTCTTTGTCGATCTACAGCTCCTCGGAGGCGAGGTCACGAGCCTCTTCCGGGCCATGTGGGCAGAGATCAGCCCCATCTTCACGGACATCGCATCCATGTTCGGAGGGGTGGGAGAGGAGTTCGACGCCTTCGGGGTGATCGTGCAGATCGTGGCCTTCTTGACGAGGGCTGCCCTGCAACTAATCATCTTCCCCCTACGTCTAGTCATCAAGGGAGTGCAGGCCCTCTTCTCCGTCGCACGTCTCGTGTGGGAACTGTTTGCTCGTCCTGTCCTCAAGAAGCTAGCTGTCGGGGTCAAGATCCTCGCCTTCTGGGTAAAGATGGTGCGGTTGGGTTTCGCCTCGATGGGGGACTCGGTGTCCAACATCGCGAATCGCATCATGAATACCTTCTCTGACTGGGGAGACGGTCTACAAGAATA